TCTTAACCCATTCTACAAAATCACCATCAGCTTCAAGTTTATCAACATGAAACATAGTTGCCGATGCAGAGTTACCTGTATCAAATTTTGCCCTGATTGGGTCTTTTTCTAAACCTTCTAATATGACTGTTTCAATAAATCCAGCCTCTTGTCTCATAATAGGTCTTCTATTTAAATCACTTGAGAAGAAATCTATAATTAAACCTACCATATCTTTATCTGTTTTCTTACCCAATGATGAACCACTATTAGGGTCATATGCATTAAAGTGTGACCTAATGCCAGGTGAACCATTTACTTCTAATAAGTAGTAATCATCTTTTACCTTACAATGGTCAACTCCACAATACCAAGCCCCTGTCGACCTAGCCGCGGCTACTACTAATTCTTTTTCTTCATTAGATAATGTATATGGTCTTGTCTTTGCACCTAAGTGGACGTTATTTCTAAACTCGCCGTTATCTTCTTCTCTTATTCTCTCTGCGGCACCTATAATATTACCACCCACAACAAGAGTTCTAATATCTGATTTAATATCTAAGAATTGTTGTAAGAGTAAGTCTGCATCATATTTCCATAAAGATTGAGCTACGGATACTAGTGATGCCATATCATTTACCTTAGATACTCCAACACCTTGTGTTCCCGTTAAAGTTTTTATGATTACTGGAAACTTACCACCAACTCTTTTATGAGCATCTTCTATAGACTTTATATTATTTAAAATAGAAGTTTTGGGGGTGGGTAAATTATTTCTTTCTAATAGTAATGTATTGGCCATCTTATTATCACAAGCCAACATTGACTCTAAATCATTTACTAAAAAGAAACCAATACTTTGTAATGAAGATACAATTGCTTGAGCAGATAAACTTTCTAGTGCTCCAGCCCTAACAAAGATAATAGTATTATGTGTTTCTAGTTCTATGGAATTATCTTTACCGTCAGCATTCTGAATAGTTACACTACCAATCTCTACATCATTTTGAGATATCCATGCTTCATCAACATAGATTTGGTCGAATGCTATTTTCTTGGCATTACATATCTCTTCGGCAATCTCTGCAAAAGTTCCTTCTCCAGATTCCTTCTTACCTAAAACGGCAACGTGTAGATTATCCTGCTTTATTGGCTCTTCAAATTCTTCTACTACAAAATAATCGTTAAAATTTTTCATTAGTATTGTTGCCCCTTCCATTTTTGTTCAAACCATACGTTACCATCACCATCACCGACACCTGCTGGAGTATCTTCTCCATCGTCAATGAATCCAAACGGAACCATATCGTCCTGTATTTCTGCTAATCTTTCTTTATATAGCATGTTCTTTATATCTATATCAGTTATACCATTAAACACATCGGTTGATGTGAACCATGCGAACATAACCAAATTCATCATTAAGTCATCATGGTTAGGAGCTATTGCTTGATAACTACTACCCTTAGAAACAAATGTACTCATTTCTATAATTGTCTGTGCGTCATATATAATCAACTTCTTCTGTTCTATTAAATCTTTTACTGTAGAACACCCAATACGTTTTACTCTTCTGGTCATTGTAGCACCAATTGCATTTGCCTTTAAAGAGGATTCAACAAACATATGTTCGTATTCTAAGTCATAATATAATCCATTACATACAACCGCACCTTGGTCATTACTTTCTATAACAACATAAGCTTCATTATATAAATTTGCATACTTATATATCATATCAGGCATTAACATTGGAGATATATTATTATCTCTGAATATTGCAACCTGTTCAAATACTGGAGTAGATACATCTATAATTGTAAAGGTAGAATAATCTTGTCCTCTCCCTTTACAAACATCTACTGTCATGATATAATTATGAGTAGGTATTGGGTCCTTATAGATAAATATATTCTCTTTATATTTAATAGGGTCTATGGCTACTTGAGATAATAAATGATTCGCATCTATTAAAGTATTACCACGACCATGAAACGTATTACCGAACTCTTGCTCAAACTGTAGAGCAGAAGTATTTGAAATAGTTTCATCTTTCCACTTCTGGTCTCTCCCTGGTACGTCCCACCAATCTACTCTAAAGGGTTTATACTCATTTGTCCCTTGAGATGCCCCTTCCCATATCTTGTGATATATATTACCAATACCATTAGCTGTAGAGGTAATAATAACCTTCGTATCTTTACCAGAAGATACCACTGGATAAGTTGATGTATAGAACTGTGCATCATTCTCTACAAAAGCAAACTCATCTAAGAACAATAAGTTAATAGAAAGACCACGAATGGATGAACCACTAGTTGCCGCTGCCATTATCTTAGAGTTATTACTAAACTCAATGGAGCCTTTATTCAAAGCCTTACAGCCAGGTTGTAAGAAAAAGGGTAAGTTCTCTAACATTAGAGTCACCCTTGCTAACATTTCCCTTGCTGTTGCACCCTTATTTGCAAGTACTGCAATAGTTTTCTCTGGATGAAAACACGCATACCATAGTAAATAAGCAACAGATGAAATAGATTTACCACTCTGTCTACATGCCAATACTATATTAAACCTATTCTTATTAAAATGGTTAAACATCTTTTCTTGGTAATCATATAAATCAAATGGAACAAGTCCCTCATCAAGGGATATAACTTTTAAGTATTTACGAGCAAAGTAAGCAGGTTCTGCCATACACTTGGCATACTCTAATACTTCATCTTTAGTAAACTGAGTTTCTACACCATCACGTTTTACTGAAGGGTTACCTAGATAACCAAATTCGTTATTCTTTATTCTCTGCATCAATCACCCTGTCTCTATCAAGTAACATTTTTTGTAAATCTGTAGTACTACCTACGAATACATTATTGTTTGTTACTTTTCTAGCTTCATCATCTTTCTTTTCATCATTTAAATCTTTTTTGGCCTTCTGTAAAGACATTAATTTTTCGGTAGTATCACTTATATCTTTAATAGATTTGGATAGTACTTCAAATGCCCTGGGGTGTTCGGACTCTCTCGCAAGTTCTGCAAGGATATCTAAAGACCTAGTACCAGTCGCAATTAAGTCTCTATAAGTATCACGAGAAAACTCGTAATCATCCTTAATATCTTTTTCTTCTTTCGGAATCGCTGGAACATTTACCTTTGTCTTAGTAGGTAAATTTTTCTCCAGAGATGCATTTAGCTTATCTCTTTTTTCCATATTTAATCTTGTGCTGGGGTCTCATCTATGGTAGTAGTTACAGTAAAGTTATCTTCTGTATCTGTATTACCTATAGTGAAGTCCATCTCCTCAAATCTATCTGTGTCATTGTTTGAACCAAGTTTTTCAAAGTCTATATTTACTTCTCTAATAATATTTGCATTATCATTAGTAGGTCCGTAAAATTTCATCTTCATAGTAAAATCTAATTGATATACAAGAACTCTACGAGTAAGGAAATCACCTTCGTATTCATCTTGGATATCTGCATTAGTAAGTACTACTGGAACATCTTGTTTAAAATCAAACCCATCAACAGGTTTTATTGTTACTGTATAATCTGGTTGGAAGTATGGAAGTATTTGTTCCATAATCTGTAGGCCATCATCTTGATTCTTTGCTAAAATATAGAGTGACATTCCTATATTATAATTTGTATAAAAGGCAATCTTCTTTTTCTTAGTTACATCACTACCATGTGATTCTACTATACTGCTTAACTTGTTTAATTTAGAAGCAGTATCTTGGGCCAAAGATGTAATTTCAAAAGCCATTCTAGGTAACTTTAATGCAACTGATGCATCGATATTAGTTGACTGGTCAAGCCTTGATAGAAATTTTTGTTTAGGTCCGTAAGCCAATGGAACTTTCTGTTGACTTAGAATACCACCAGAACCATCTTTACGGACTACCGATATATTATTAAAGAGGGTACCAAAAACTGCAACTGATTTTCTTAGAGTTGCATGATAAAAATGATTACCAAACATTAAAAAGTCTCCGATGGGTCGCCGAATGGATTAGATTCGGTAAAGTCTATAAAATTATCACCAATTGTTTCGAATGCTACATTCTGAGATGCACCATCATTCGCAAATACATTAGTTGTATCATTGTCTCCAATATCATAAACCTTAGTAATAATGCAGGTACTACCACTAGTACTTCCAATTAGCGGTTTACTAGCGGACGCTACGAACTGTCTATACGATTCTGAGCCAGAGACACCTATACCTGATACTGATATACTTCCAGCAATGTCTGATGTTTTAGTAAGAGTCTGTACTTCACCAAAGATTTTTATCGCAGGAGTATCACCATCTGCTGCAACTAATTCTTGTGTTACTATCTCTGATTGTGTAAAGTGATTACCATCTGTAACTGTTAAGTCTATTGCAATCTGATAAGCTTCTGCACCAGTAGTATCATCTATTACACCAACTCCTGTTTCAAATTCTTCATCAGAATACTCAAAGAGAGCACATGTAAGTTTATAAACAGGTAGGTTAGATAACTGGTAAAATGGTTTATCATCTTCTACATGAGATATTTCAAAGAATGAATTAGTCATAGGTAAGAAGAGTAAGTCACCTTCTTGTGGCTTTAACTGAGCTTCATTTAATCCTACTGAATGATTCCAAGACTTTCTTGAAATAACAAAGGATGCCTCGTCACGAATTTCTAATCCAAACTTAGAGTATAAGTCTCCTGTACCTTCGAAGCCTTCTACATTCTCAATGTAGGCTTCTACTAAATAAGCATCATCAAACTTTGATGAAGGGTCTTCATTTAAAATATCATCGCGATTAACTAAGGTTCTAGGTATATAATATACATCTTGACCAAAGATTTTTAGTGATTCAATCACCAAATCTTCATACAAGTTTTGCTCTGAACGAACTGCTTGACTAAAATATACGTTACGTGGCATTTATTATCCCATATAGAAATCGATTGGTTGTTCCCAATTCAATCGGACTTCTTCTTCTAGTTTTTCTATCTCTGTTAAAGCATCATCAAATAATTGTCGACCATTAAACTGTACACCCCCAGGCATTTGCATACCTTCGAATTTAAGTAAGTTAGAACCCCATTGTCTTTTAATTATAGCAGTAAGATACTTTTTAAGGTAATGGTCATTATAGATATCTGTAAATGTTTCTGGGTCTATAATACGATATGCCTCTACAACTAGGTAATTATCTATGACTACTTCTTCACCCCATTTCATATCAATTCTAAGTTGATTTCTATGTCTGTCAAAACTAGTAAATTTATTATCTGAATCAATAACTAGGTCTAGTGTTGAAAGATATTGTTGGGCCATTGAGTATTCCAATAAAGAACCCATATAGCCTAAACTAAACATATCATTTAAATGCATCTGATATTTAATATCAAATAAGTTATTACTTGTAAATGCATCGTTAATAGGGAATAACCTAATTACATCAGTTACTGCATCAGGGATAGGTATATATTCATTTTCCATATCTCCCTTTACAATAGTAGATATAACAGCAGTATGACCACTATTAGTACCTGTTATAGTTTCACCTGCCTGAAAGGGTATCTCATCATCGTGGGTTAGTATTGTATATAATACATAATTAGCAGTAGTATCTTCGTGTACTAATGCTGTTGCACCCGAAACACTTCCTGTAATAATTTCACCTTGTTGAAAACTCGCACCTACTGCTGCAGTTAAGTTTAATTTACTGCCAGTAATTTTGTGTTTTAAGAATACTTTTTCAATTGCATCTGTATGATAGTGTTGATAAAACTGTAAAGCCTCATCTACTCTATCTTCTAGTTGGTCTTCATCTACGTTTATTTCAATTACAGGAGCGCCCAACGAGCGTAAACAATAATCTTTTAAAGTTTCTCTACTGTTAGGAACTGCCATTTTTAACTCCAGATAGCCGTAGCTATTGTTTGTATTAAAGTATTTTCACCACTTACATCAGTTGCATCACCATCATCTTCTACAAATTTAGATAAAGTGTATGTTCTTGCAGGTAAAGTACTAACATCTCCATTATCATCATATGTATCAAAATATGATACTATAATTACAGGATGCTTTGCATTAGTAGTATCTTCTGCACTACTATTTTTTGCAGGTGTTACCACTACTTCGCTTAATTCACTTGTTTTTGTAATTGCCATTCTATTTCTCCGATTTACTTTCGAGGGTTTTTATTCTTTCCTCTAATCTATTTATAAGGGCTTGTTGCTCTTTCACAGCTTCTACTAATAAAGCTGTTATATTACCATAGTCTACCCCTAGTGACTCTGATTTTAAAACCCCGTCTTCTTCTATTCTATTATTATGTACTATCTCTGGTACTACTTCTTGAACTTCTTGAGCAATGAAACCAATACTTTCTTTATCATTTCTTTTCCATTGGAAACTTACACCATTTAGATTTTGTACTTTTTCTAATGCTCCTTCAAGGGGTTTTATATTTTTCTTTAATTTTCTATCTGAAGATGTTGTAGTTGAATATGCAATTACGTTTCCATCTGCATGAAAATCTCCACTAGACATATTAAGATGGAATTCTCCAGTATTACTACCTGATGAACCTTGACCAAAGGTAAGATAATCATAACCAGAAGAGGCCTCTACGGCTTTAATCATTCTATAACCGCCACAATATAGTTCCCAAGTGTCGGCTGCAGAAAATGATGTATATGTATCAGTATCACCTTTATGAATAACTTTATTAGATACCGATAAATCACCACCAGTACTAATACCCCAACTATCTGCCGTTACATTATTACCTCTAAAGCGAATCGTGTCACCTGAAGTATTACCAAGGTATGTATTTGAAGCATAGATGTAACAGTTACCTACATCAGATTTAATATAGAAATCACCACCTGTATAGGCTGTACGAGTACCAGAGTCATTGTAAAAATAACCTGTACTTCTATCTACTGCAAAATATGTACGAGCGGCCCCTATATATCCGTCAGTAGTAATAGTAAATCTTTTAGTACCATTACCACTTCCACTTGTAAATTGTAAATTACCTGCAGTATTTGTTTGCGCGTCTGCTGACTCATAAATTTGCCATAGGTTTCCGCCGTTCCATGCTAGTCCTTCACTTGCACCTGGGTCATTAAATGTTATTTTATTTGCACCAGTAATGGTACCATTTGTCATTGCAATTGTTTGGCCATTCATTGTTAACTGGCCAGACATTGTTCCACCAGATTTTTGTAGAGCACCATTGGCAGTAGTAGTAGTACTAGTTAAGACAGCATTTCGTGCTGCGATATCTACTCCATCTACTGTTCCTGCAACAGTAACATTACCATTTGATCCACTTACACTAAACTTAGCTCCACTAGAGCCAACTTGAAAGTTTCCATCGGTTCTTAATACTCCAGCACCACAATATATACCACTAGTAAAATCAACGTCAGGATTTAATCTTAGCCATGAGTCATTAAATCTGACTATTTCTTTCCCATCACCTTCTATTTTACTACCATTGAACTTTCCATCACCTCTAACATGGATATTTCCCGCAGAATCCCAACGAAGTGAGTACTGATTACTGCTTATGTTTGTAGCAAGTTCTCCACCTTGATGTCCCTGAAGTCTTGGTCCATCAACAGTTGACCCAGAATAACCTGTACTCACTTTTACAAGATGATGATTAGTGTCACCAAGACTAAGCATTTGTCCTGATGATAATGCCAGTCTGCTTGTATGAGTTTTAACCCCTGACATTGACTGGTCGCCTGTAGTTCGAATTACAGTAGAATCAACCGCAATGTCATTGGCATTTGCTGTGATGCCTGAACCACCAATTACGTTGAGTGTTACTCCCCCTGAAGTACCTCCACCAGTTAAACCAGTACCTGCACCAACTGATGTAATATCACCAGCTGTCGGAGTATTTGTAAAATTATTATAATCTAAATAGTATGAACCTTCTTGATTATCTAACTTATCAGCATCTAATCCTGAACCAGCACCATCCGAAGTAGAAGTCCATATCTCTCTCCAGCCCGGACTATAACTAGCACCCTGATTGTTATATACGAACATCTTGCCAGCAGAGCCGCCAGTATTTGGAGCAATAACTAATCCTGTAATATTGCCTTGAACATTATCAGTTGAATTATCAGTCCACCATAACCATGATGTTCCAGCAAGTTCCGTAAGCCTACCCGCATCTGTTAAGTTACCATTACCAGCATATGACCAACTTGTTTTATGAGCAGTTAACTTAGAATCAAATGCGTCCTTGCCTAGTGCTTCTGTAAGTAGTGCAGATGTTGTTGTGCTTGTATAGTTTGATTCGCCAGTATGTCTAAAGTGGTCTAATGATGTCTTGGCATTTAAAGCACTTTGTAATCCGTCAACATTTGAGACTACATGATTATGTGAGTCATCGGCAACTGCTGCTGTAAGTGTAAAGTTAGCCGAACCATCAAAAGAAACACTTCCACTTAAATCTCCACTTAATGTCAATGTTCTTGCTGTAGTCCACTTATCAGCATTTGGGTGGTAGGCTTCTGTAAATAATCTATGACTAAATGCATATCCTATATTAGTCGAAGAATCAAGCTCCAGTGCGTACGGAGTCTCCCAACCACCAGAATCATCTCTATCTGGAAGAATATAAAATCTATTACCGTTTACGTGAAGCCAAAAATCATCGCCATTAGTATCATTAAACTTCATCTGCGGCGATGTACCAGAGATAGTTAACTGTCCAGTCATTGTTCCACCAGCTAGTGGTAGTTTATTAGTAATACTTGAGTCTGAAGCAGTTATAAATCCATAACTGTTATTCCAGTTTGTATTACCATCTGTAATATAACCTGCACTTGCATGATTACCCCAACCGTATGCGGTATTCCAGTTAGTAGAGTTACCACCAGATGCAGTAATGGTTGACGGAGTGTCTAATGCACCCGTCTCCATATTTATATTAAATTTAGTTGCGCCAGCCCATTTGTAAAGTATTTTGTCAGGATTGCCTTCATCATAAAAAATACCATAGTTAGGATACTGGTCTCTGCTAATACCCCAGATAGTAGCATCAGGCGCACCAGTTGTGGCTCCATATACATTACCGCTGAAAGAAGTAGCAGATATATTTGCAGATGTAGTTGCACCTCTGCCCGTAACTGAACTTAATGTATCTGTTTCAGTGTAAGACGTTAAATACCCAGCACTCGCATGGTTACCCCAACCATAAGCTGTGTTCCAGTTAGTAGAGTTACCGCCACTTGCATTAACTGTTCCTGATGCAGTAACTGACCCTGCCACTGATAGGCCTCCAGTACCCCATGTATTTAGTACATAACTGTTTGAACTATTATAAATTCTTAAATTTAATACCTTATTTGTAGAACCAGAAGCTGAACCGATATGCCAATAAACATTTGTACCATCGTGAGTATTTGAATATGCATGTCCTGGAAAATAAGTTGATGAACCAGTCAAATTAGCATTTTGAATAGCATTACTATTCATGTTTAGTGTGCCGGTCATTGTTCCACCAGCTTTTGGTAGAGCAGCATTAGCAGTAGTATATGCAGTATTCCAGTTAGTAGAGTTACCTCCAGTGGCCGTTACTGTTCCATTAACTGATATACCAGCCGAACTTGTGTTTAGTTTATTAGAACCTTGATAAGCGAGATACACTGAATTAGAGTCATAATACATTTGTCTTCGCCAAGCACCTACATCAGCTCCATCGGCTATGCTACTTGCTGAAATAT